GCCTTATTTGCCATCACCGTGGTAATGATTGTGTTATTTCTGCGAGCGAGTGGAGGCGGATTTTGGGTAAATGTGGTTGCAATAACCTGCCTCTTTTTCAATGCTACGTAGTCTGCGTAGGTGCTCATTGTAGTATGGTTCGATAAGATTAAATGAGTGCACCCGCTTTAGGGAAAACAGTGGGTATTGCTGGAGATACTGTAACTGTCGGACCTTTAACTGTGCGAATCGCGCTATTTGTAGGGTCTATGACATACAATGTTCCATCAGGTAAAAAACCCATACCAACTCCACTACTTGGACCATTGGAAAATAAAGCCAAATTTCCCGCACCATCAGTATACCCAGTTGCGCCGCTACCAGGTCCAGCTATACGTGCTTTTATACCAGTTGATATATTTACCGCCCATATAGTATTTCCCTTCTGAAGGTAAAGGTGAGTTCCTTGTGGAGATACTATAAATACGTAAGTAGAACCATTGTATCCAGATTGATTACTAATCAAAGTCTGTACTCCGGTTGATACCGGTATTGCATATATTTCCGAGAAGCTACCACCTAAATGAAGATAAATAGTGTCAGTAGTGGCAGAATAAGCAAAAACTAGACCACCATTCTGGGGCCATGTTAGTGTCGTGAATGTTGATAATACACCTCCAGGAGTTATTTTCAGCAGGGGTCCAGAAAGATAACCTGACGCCACTGTAACTACTTGTAGATAAAAATTCCCCGTAGAATCACAAGAAGCACCATATATCGCATCCGTATTGGTTGCCACGGTAGATAAAGCAGGACTCGGTGTTATAGTTGTTAATACTCCAGTTGTTAGATTCAACTTTTTGATTGTAAATCCTTCATTTATTGTATACCGATTGGTATAATAAAAATTACCAAGACCGTCCGGAAAGCCTTGCGATGCGGACCCGTTGCCTGGTCCAGGGGAGATAGTTGCTATTTCTGTAAATGAAGACGCACCAAATGGTAATTTATAGAGTTTCGTTTGGTTGATAACAAAAATAGTGCCACTTGAATCACTTGTTGCAAGAGTTGATTGTTCCGGAATTACTGTAGAATTTGTTATCAATGTTGCAACAGTGTTATTTGTTGGACCAGTTTGATCGGGATAGTATGTATAAACAGCGGCAACACCAGGAATAATATAACTCGGCTGAATACAGCAGTTGTTCACAGTAGGACGCAACCCTGGGAATACATACGCTGGACCAGGTGCAGTACCGGGAGCAAGACTGATGGCATAAGGCACCTTCTCATACCCAGTGGCCTTATTTGCTAGGAGTGCGGTCACAATTGTGTTATTCCTACGCTTGACCGGAGGCGGATTTTGGGTAAACGTAGCTGCAATTATCTGCCTCTTTTTCAGGGTCAGATAATCCTGGGCTGAGTTTATCTGCATTGTAGTTTACGCAGAAAAAGAGTATCTAGTCCAAATGAGGTTCGTCCTTGTTAGTACGCACGTTGATCAGACTACTGGGTATTCAAAGGTTGCATACAATCTTCTTCGCCAGGCATCCACTCTTGTTCCCAAGGTTAAGGTCTATCATTTCGGATTTCAGCGCCACCCGTCTCGTGCAAACATCCGCAAGGTCCCAGATGGTGTCATCTGTTACGATGCAGCCGCCAATGAGGATCCGAAGGAGGAGGGATTTGGGTTCAATAAGATCAATGAGTACCTCGATATGGTTGATCCCGATGTCGTGATGATCTACAATGACCCGCTGATTATTCACCGGTTTATTGAGGCCATGAAGTACGATAAGACCAAGAGCCCCTACAAGCTGTGGATCTACGTGGACCAGGTGTACAATGGTATCGCACAGCCCCTGATGGATACGATCAACAAGGCTGCACACCGTGTCTACTGTTTCACTGACTCTTGGGCGAAGACATTCGTTCAGTATGGTGGACCCGAGCCGTCTGTTCTTGAGCATGCGGTTGATCCGACCGTATTCAGTCATCTGCAGAACGATGTCCGTCTTTCTGCACGAAAGAGTCTGAATATCCCTGCAGATGCGACTGTGTTTCTCAATGCAAACCGTAACAGCCAGCGCAAGCGTCTTGACCTGTCAATCATGGGATTTGTCCAGCTTCTCAAGCGCAATCCCACTGCTCAGTATTATTTCCTATTTGTGACCAACATGAACCCGCAGTCTGGTGCATACTACGATCTTCAGCGTATCTTTCTTGAGGAGATGAAGCTCAATGATCTTGACCGTGAGAAGTTTATTCAGCGCCTGATGATCATGGATACGTCTCCTCCTAATACGGTCAACGATGAGGCCATCAACCGTATCTACAATGCAACGGACATTGGCGTGAATACCTCAGATGGCGAGGGTTATGGTCTCTGTCAGCTCGAGCACCTCTACACTGGAGCACCGCAGGTTGTTACGGATGTCGGTAGCTACCGTTCATTCCTGACTGAGGAGGTTGCAACCTTTGTGGCTCCGGTTGATCGTGTGTATTTTCCGGGTACTATGCCCCTTGGATTTTACACCCCTACGTTCAATCCGGTGGACGTTGCAGTTGCCTTTGAGAATACGATCTCAACTCTCTCTGACCGGAAGAAGGCAGCAATGGATTTCCGGTTCAAGAGCTGGGCTACTGTGTGCGATTCGTGGCTGGATGACCTTATCCAAGTATAAACCGGATCGTATGAGGAGGAACAAATTTACCTAATCTAAGAAGACGCTGATTATCATCAAATGCAGGACCATCAAACACTTCATTACTAACAGGATCGATCAGTAACACCATGTTTTTGATCAATACCTTGTTCAATTTGCGATGCTGTTTCTTTGTATTTCGTAGATACGTCTCGTCAGGCTCCTCTGTCTTGATGTTTGGCTTGAAGGCTAGGTCCTCGCCCGTTGCAGATGTATCAAACCGCATACAAGAGACCAGCGGCTTCTCACGTGCATGGAGCTTACGATGAATTTCGCAATCAACTGCCGATTGTTTAAGCAATAAACCAATGCGCTGACTGATTCTCTCTTTTTCGTACGCAGTCTCATACAAGTATTCGTCTGTTGACATAAAGACTTCAACTGGATCGCCCTCATACCGCTTAGTGACCATATCGTTACGACGAATCGCAACAACGTTAGGATATTCAGCTGACCGCATCTGATCCTCCGTGAAAACTGACACATAGAAACTAACCTTGACAGTTCGTTCATCCATAGGAAGACGTGCATGGGAACAGATACGAATTGCACGACCCACAACCTGGTCATGGCGAGCAGGATTCCAGTGAGGTTCCATAATGTGAACATGACGAACATTCTCCAACGTAATACCTTCGGCTCCAGCTGATGTAATCATCAGGAGTGACAACAGTTTCTTCTCACGTTTCTCTACACTCTCCTTGAGAGCAGCAGGGAATGTATCTGTGAATCGCCCGTTGAAAATCTGACGAGATAACTCACGAGCATCTGCGTCTTCTTCACCAGTGAAGAATGCATAGGCTGGTTTATCATCCTTCATATCAGGATCTTCAACCCACTGACCAGCTTGTTTGACCAGCTTATATGGCTGCCAACCATTTGCCTTCAGAACTGCTGCAAAGATACCAAGACCCTCAAGCTCACGATACTGAGAATAGACGAGCTGGTTCTTCCCGAGAGATTCTTTGACATTCCGAATCATCTTGAGCAATTTGGGGCTGAATGACTCTAACGCTTTCTCAGAGAGAAACCGGGCCGGATTTGACTCAAGTTTCTTCAACACGTCTTCCTTTGAAGATACGTTGTCTTCATCCTCCTCTGTACCATCACCTATACGCAGATCTGGAGGAATAACGTAGTTGCATGCCAAACGAGATCCAACACGATAGGATCCCATCTCATCTTTTAATGATGACCGACCACGACGACTATCCATCTTCATCTCTTGCCAACGCACCTCCAAATATCGGGTAAATTGTTCAGTGGACATCTCAACCTTTTCAAGGGTCTTATCGTCCTCAATTCGCTTTGGAAGAAGACGTTCATCTGCACCCTTGAAATACGAGACGAGGCCCTGAATACGGCGCTGAAACATCAGCGGATTCTTCACTTTCAGTCCATCCAGGAACAGGCCTGCAAATTCATCATACTCGGTTGGCAAGCAGTCAAAGATTTCTGTTGTTACACGGTCAAGAGCTACTTCACCTCCGCCAATATCTGTTTCAAACTTGTTCTGAATTGATTTCACCCAATCAGCTGCATTAGGAAGAAATGCAAGGTCTTTCATGTACTGAACTGCGATACGGTCACCCTCTCCATTGTACGTGCTACGAAAATTAGGAGGATTGCGAGTGACCATGACATACTTTTTCAGTGCATTGAACTCAATCGTATCCACTTCGGGAATTCCGCGTAGAGCCTTTGTTATCTTCTCCTCATCCCACGTAGGAATTGTCTTGAACGGAATTGTGATACGCTCGATAGGACCACGTAGGAGATTCATTAAGTAGGAGATTTCGTTGGGCAGATTGATAATCGGAGTTCCGGAAAGAGCCACGATCTTACACCTCTTTGCGTTGTAGATTGCATCGTAGAGTTTCTTACCGATCTCAGATTTCTTATTCATAACGCGGGAGATCAAGTTATGAGCTTCATCAATGATCACAACTGAATCATCGTACATTCCGGGTGTTGTGTACTGGTCAATGGATGTAGAGTTGAGACCGTTGTACCGAATAAATGTAAACCGTGACCCAAGCAGATCCTCTATCTGAGCACGGATGATTGTAGCCGATTGCTTGTCCATTGTATCAAAGTTTGGCGTCTCGCCCGGGACTGTTGAATAGAACCTACCATACTTACCTAAAAACTTCTCAGAGATACCAAGTTTGTTTGCTTCTTCACGTGTTTCATCTGTCAGATCACGACGGACCCAATGCTGATCGTAAGCATAGACTGGATCGCCGCATTTGCGAATCTCGCCGCGATAGTTTGTTTCAAGAGACGCAGGAAGCATAACAAAAACCTTCTGTGTTGTCAGAAGTGACTCAGCCACTGCAATAGACGAACATGTCTTTCCAGATCCTAGACCATGATAGAGCAAAAGGCCACGATACGGAGTCTCAATTAGCAAATAGTCACGAACTAGCTTTTGGTAGGGAAACAATTCACGAGAGTTTCCAGTTCGCTGAACACATAAATCAATATCTTTGTCTTCTGTATCAAGCGGGTCCTTGTCTTTTTCTCGGTAGTTCGCCCGAATGAATGCTCGGGTCACTGAATCGGAGAACGCCTTTCTATTAGGAAGAACGTATGGACGACTCATTGTTTTTCGTTGGGATTTGATAATGGAGCCACTGACACAGAAAAACCATCGTATGTGGATGGTGACAATCTATCTTTTTCTGATGGCTGGGTTTCTGTATCTAAAGCCGTCCGTCGCCTTTGGACGTGAAGGACGGATTCGCCCGTTTGGGGTAACCGATCGTGAATCAACTGTGTTTCCGTTATGGTGGTGGGTATTTGTGGTCAGCGTCGCAGCCTATTGTTTGACCGTCTATTTTGCAAGGTTTAAGTTTACTTCCTAAGGTAGTTGTAGTAGCACGCCACAATGGGAATGTACACATGAGCATCGGGATGTTTGGTATTGACTTCCTCAATGAAGACTCCGTCGGCCCGATAGTCGGATTCAATAAAGGACCCACACATACGAATTGGAACCACGTATTGAGCACTGTCCATCTTCATCAGCTTGGGCTCATTACCACGGAACGTACCACCTGGTTCCGAAACAAACTCATCCCACCGCTGTTGATCAAATGTATAGAAGTGACTCTGATCAAAAATTGGAAAGATCTTCCAAAAACTTGGATGAATAATGGTGTCATCATCTAAAAAATAGATGAGGCCATCATTGAGTAGTTTAATACCTGCATTACGTTGAGCATGACCTGCACGCCCTCCTGGTGGCGTTGGGTGTCCGATCTCTGTTATCTTTGGATGCGAATACCGTTGTATGAACGGACGCTTTGCTGTATCATGAACAATAAGCCACTGAATCTTGTCCAAATCAATGGACTCTAGAAGAGTATCTAGGTTCTCGGGTCGTGAACACGGAGTGATAATTGTAAACATTGATTGGTAGAACAAGTTACGTTTATACCGTTTCAAAGGTTGAAACAACACTCTTAAAGTGAGTTAACATTTCAGACCTCTGTGTATGGTGAGGACGCACTAAGTTTGCGCATTCATCGAATGATTTCCAGTCAATTCCTGAAATCTCACGACGCTGCATGGGTGTGAACCTCTGTGTAAGATTAACCATCTCAGGCTCTTTCAGTAGCGCAACAAAGTAGACATGCCGATACTGAATACCATTGAGTCCTGCAAATGTCTCTTCAAACCTGAGATTGCGGAGAACAACATATGCCTCACGTGGAATATTGGTCTCTTCGCCAAACTCTCGGATTGCACAGTCCACGTCAGATTCACCGCGAATCCTTCGTCCCTTGGGAAATCCCCATTCAGGTTCTGTGTAGACAGACAAATGGTTTCGCATGAGTTCTACACGGTCAAGCTGAGCAAACTTGTCGCGAGATGCAATGTAATCGGGAGAATTATGATCATCTCCCCATAAAGACTTCCACAATACATCAAATGGCTCGCAAGCGATCGCCGACTGTTCTTTTAAGGTCATGTTACTCATCAGCCTACCAATGTACTCTAGATCGTTCGGTTCGTAGCGACCCCGCATAAATTCAGCAAAGCTCATGCTGTCCTTACGTCGGATCATAAGAAGTTTAGATTCAGGTTTCACCGGTAGCTGAGAGTTGTCAATAAGAATGATTCCACAGGAAAGAACAGGATCATTGCAAAACTTGAAGATATGTCCTTTTCCACCGCAATTATTGCAGTACATTGCTGGTTGTATTCTTTGAAGTGCGAGTATCCGTTTTTCCATTGACTCTTTAATAAAGATCCTGTATAAACGATAAATGTCGTCGTTGGTGACTTCTTTCGCTCCTCCTCCGGCACCTTCAATGATGGGAAATGTCTTGAAGGGTGTAGTTTTTGTCCTCGGTATCGTGATCGTCGGAATGGCCGCACTCTTTATCTATAATGCAGTTCGTGTTGCAAATGGACAGCCTTCCACTACTATCTTTGGCCCGGCTGTAACAACAGACCAAACACCTGCTCCAGTGGATGGTAAAACTGGGACCACAATTTCTGCGTCAGCGGTTCCACTGACACAGGGGTCTGATTTTGGAATTCAGTACTGGATGTTCATTCAGGATTGGGATTACAAGTTTGGACAAGAGAAGGCAGTTCTGATCAGGACGGACCCTACAAATGTTGCAGTCACAAGCCCCAAGATCACTCTCCACCCGACTGATAACAGTCTTAATGTTTCCATTTCTGTGTTTGGTGGAAGTTCAACTGCAACGGCCTCTTCTAACCCTGCTCCTGCTAATGCTACCAATGCGTCTGGCGATGTGTTTACATGCACAGTTGAGAATGTTCCTCTGCAGTCTTGGTTCTCTGTTTCAGTAACAGTATTCCAGCGCAACTTGGATGTCTACATCAACGGCAAGCTTGTGAAGTCAGCTGTTCTGCCTGGCGTTCCTCGTCCCGCAGTTGGAGATATCCAAGTGGCTCCCAGTGGCGGATTCTCGGGATCAATCTGCAATGTCCACTCCTACCCGAATATGCTTGGCCCTGCGGATGCACAGGCTTTCTTCGCTGCAGGAACCAACTGTGCGTCTTCAAAGCCGCAGTCTGAGTCAAGTCCTAGCACGACGATGATGAAGATCTTCGGATACACGTTCCAGTTCAATGTTCTTGATGGAACCGGAAAGAAAGTTAGGGGGACTACGTTCTAAGTATATAAATGATTCATACATTCGGAGATAGTCATTCGGTTAGTCCATGGAACGGAATACCGGGTATACGAACTCACCATTTTATTGCAAAACTATGTTATTCAGTTGGTCGCGATGGAATTCATCTCGATCAAGTCAATAATGGAGATACAGTAATCTTCTGCTTTGGTGAAATTGATTGCAGGTGCCATGTTAAAAAGCATGTAGTGGATGACTACAGAACTATTATTGATCCAATCGTAGATCGATACTTTGAGAGAATACGTGAGGCCACACAGGGACGCCAACTCCGAATTGCAGTGTTTAATGTTGTTCCACCAGTTCAAATTGCCAATCTTGATCCAAAGTATGTTGCTTCCGCTGTCTTCGGATCAGATGAAGAGAGAAAGTCATATGTTTTGTATTTCAATCAAAAACTCAAGGAAGGTTGTGAGAAAAATAACTTTATCTTTTTTGATGTCTACGACAAGTATTGTGATGAGAACGGATTTCTAGCAAGGCCTATGACATATGGTGATGTTCACATCGGTGACCCCTGTTATGTTAAGGAATTCCTAGATCAAATAAGTCTAAAGAATGCTAGTATATAAACGCAATGCGCATTCTACTGAAATGCCCAACTCGGTCACGGCCACAACAGGTTATGGAAACTCTCCGAAAGTATATGAAGTATGCAAATTACCCAGATCGTATTGGAGTTTGTGTATCTGCAGATAGCGACGACTCAACAATGACACGGAGTCTTGTTGCAGATGAAATTAAGTCTATTTTGAAACCTGCCGCCTATTCTGCAATTCATTTTGGAGACAGCAAGACTAAGATTGAAGCTGTGAACGCAGACATGGATAAGGTTGATTATGATTGGCACATTGTTGTTCTTGTTTCTGACGATATGATTCCTCAGGTAAAGGGATATGACGATGTAATCCGCAATTACATGCTCTCAAAGTTTCCCGATACGAATGGAATTCTTTGGTTTAATGATGGGACTCAGGGGAATAACCTGAATACTTTGACGATCATGGGAAGAAAAATGTATGATTCGTTTGGGTATCTGTATCATCCATCTTACAAGAGCCTGTTTTGCGATACAGAGTTTACCGACCTATGCAGGGCATCTCTTGCATCAAAGTGTCTGTATGTTGACTATTGTATCATCCGCCACGAGCATCCCGGAACTGGTTTCAAGGACAAGAATGATGCTCTGTACGATAAGAACCAAAAGTACTGGCGAGAAGATATGATGAATTATATAAACAGAAAGACCTATTTGTATGACTGGACAATTTTGATTGCTTCTATTGCTGGAAGGGAGAAGAGTCTGCATAGTCTACTGGGTTCCATTCATGAAAAGAGAAACAGGATTTGTCCTGAACTTAAGATACAGGTCAACGTTTGCTACGACAATAAGGAAAGAAGCATTGGATTGAAGCGTCAAAGTCTTCTTGAGTCAGCTGAGGGAAAATATCTGTCTTTCATTGATGATGACGATAATGTTACCGATGCCTACTTTGAAGATGCTCGAGAGACAATATCTGGAAAGTATGACGTGTGTCGTCTCCGTGGTCAGATGAATCAGTTTACATTCACACATAGCATTGAAACGAAGTTGGACAGCATGATGGCAAAGGATGGTATTTTTACAAGGCCTCCAAACCATCTGAATGTAATGCTCGCAATACCGGCCAAGTTCATTCGGTTTGGCAATGCAACCCAGGGTGAAGATCTTGATTGGACAATCCGCCTTGCTCAAACCGGCTACATGCAAAAGGAATATCAATCGGACCCGAGCAGGATTCATTATAACTACAACATGGGGGTACGTACCGTTGCCCCGCAAATTCTTGAGAACCAGACGAGGATAACCGTTTTGGAGGGATTGAGTAAAGTTTGGAGACCTGCTGGACCTCAACCTTCTGAGAAATCCGGTGGACTGCGTCTTGGGGCAAAGGGGTTTGTTTCTTTCTAAGAGACAATGGGTGTGTTCGGAATCGTGGCAGCACTTCTTGCTGCACTTATACTTGGTATTGTTATATGGAGGATTGTTGCAGGACCTGGAACTACTGATATTGTAACCTTAGTTCCTGGTTCAGTTTCGGGAAAGACTTGTCTGACAAGCACACTCGATACGCCGCGATCGTATAATCAGCCTGGCGGTGCTGTGTTCACGTATACAGGATGGATTTTAGTGAATGATTTCACGTATAACTACGGAAAACGCAGGACAGTGTTTGATAAGGGTGGCTGCCCCGGTGTATACTTGGATTCTACGTCAAATGGTATCTTGGTTGTTGTGAACACATATGGAGCAACCGAGACCATCCTGATTGGCAATATTCCTGCAAAGAAGTGGGTCCATCTCGCCGTTGAAGTTGACCAGTACTCAGTTGATATTTATATCAACGGTGTTATCGCCCAGCATCATACGCTTGGGCAGCTGCCAAAGCAGAATGATTCCCCGGTTTCAATTGGTTCGAATAGTGACAACTGGGATGGCGTCTTGTCAAATCTTCAGTATGTACCTAGGACGCTGACAGCAACCGAGATACAGTCACGTGTGTCAAATGTTCCTACGGATGCGTTGAATACTCCTTCTGCTCCCCAGTATTTTGACATGACATGGTACACAGGGCGTTTAAATTCTACATAAGAATCAATGAGTGCTGGAGGACAACGTTCACTTGATTTGAGTGGAATCACAAGTATGCGACTGCGCGAGGCATCTGACTTTGTTGCTCAGATTCGTGTACAGGAAATGTATCAGATGTTTAGCACCACCACTGCCAATGCGGTTCGTCCGCGTATTCGCAATGGTAACGATTATTATCTTCAGTTTTTAGAGGGTAGCAAAGAGTCATGTGGAACATGTGCTGGACTTCCTTATAACGGAAAAGGCACTATTCTATCGTATCGGAACTAAGACGCTGCTTCCTTGTCTTCTTCAGAACAAGCTTAGCCTTCTTCTTTGCAGTCTTATCCCGAGGGTTGTAGTTGAAAAAGTACTTAATGTAATCAGGCGAGCTCTTATTCT